TGAGTAGATGTCGTCAGGTGTGATGTTGTAGATTTGACAAACTGCTCTCATAACGTCTGCCCATTTTGCGCTTGTTTGTGTGATGTCAATCTTAGGTCGTAAGATTTCTCGTCTTAAATCGTTTATCAATTTCTCGTATTGATTCTTCTGTTCAATAAGTAGAAGTCTCATTCTACGATTTTCTTGCTTTGCGGTGTGTAAATCTTGAAAATGATTCATATTAAAATAGAGATATTTGTCTTTGTGAATAGTCTTTGTAAGCGTCAGCGCTAAACTCTACAATCTTTGTGTCGATGTTTGTTTGTTCGCCTATGTACTTGTAGGATTTAGTTATTGATTCTTTGCGTAGTTTTAAGCCATTGTCTTTGCCATCTGATACTAGTTTTTCGTTTATCTTTTTGATTGCTTCTATGTTGTTATTCTCAAGAACAAGATGCCAATTTTTGGCGTTGCGTTGCATTCCCATAAATAGTGACGGGTTGCTTGTCTTAATGTATAGCGTCTTGCCTATGTTTTTGTAAATCGAACCAAAATAGTTGAGTAATTTGATACCAAACCCTAGACCTTGATAATCAGGCAACACAACCAATCGACTCACGCGAAACGCATTTTGTATTGTACCACTAGGCAAAGGTAGTATTGCAATAAATGCGGTTGGCTTATCGTTCCACGTCAAACAAAAACACTTCGCCGCTTTGTTCAAATCTTGCGTCAAATAGTGATGGTGTTTGAATATACGCCAAGTTTCATATCTGCATCGAAATAACGAAAACTCAATTTGTGGTCTTGATTGCCGAAGATAGTCGTGTCTCTCGACACGCCCCTTCAATGGTGAATATGTCCAATCCGGTAGCAACCACTCCATAATATCAAAGTGACAACTAGCAAGAATGATTTTTTTGTTGTTCTTGCGTATGAATTTTTGAAGCGCATAAGACATCGCTTTTGCTACGTCTCTATCTACTACACTTGTGTACTCGTCTACAAGTACAACTTCTTCTTCTTTTGCACTACCAACAAGATACGCTAGTTGTGCGCGATATTGTTCACCATTTGAGAGCGTTCTATATGGTCTTAACCACGTAGGAACACTAGACAAACCCATTGAAGACAAAAGTAGACAAGCGTCGCTAGGTTGCAACCAATCAAAGTTTGAGATAAGAGACTTCGATTCGTCGAATTGAATCGTTCTAATCGCGCCAAAATGCTTCAAAAGAGTTGATTTACCTGTTCCACTACCTCCGTAGATGACTCCAATGTTCCAATCAAAGTTTCTACACTCTGCAAAATTGACAGGTATTTCTACACTTGTCTTTGTCGAATCTTGAATGTCAAACGATTCACACACATATCGAGTGTATTCGTCTTCAAGTATCGTGTTCTCTAGTTTTATTGTTTTCATATGCGTTCTTTGTATTCAGTTAGTTTGCCTTCAAATGTAGTAGGTATTGTGCAACATTCACCATTGCGATTCTTTGCGATAATCAACTCCGCTTCTTCTACGTCAGGCTTCTCTGTGTCGTAGTAAGCAGGTCTAAAAGGAAACATTACAATGTCTGCGTCTTGCTCTATCGCACCTGACTCTCGCAAGTCTGACAACATAGGTCGTTTGTCTTGTCTCTCTTCGCTCTTACGTGACAACTGCGCAAGTACGATGACCGTGATTTTCAATTCTTTTGCTAGTAGTTTCAAACCGCGTGAGATTTCTGCTATCTCTTGCTCACGATTTGCTTTTGTGCCTTTGATTAATTGTATGTAATCGATGACAAGTAAGTCAAGACCTTTGCGCGACTTGTGCAACTTTGCCTTTGCTTTGATTTGTGCGATAGAAGTATCAACGTCATCGTCTATGTAAAACTCGATAGTTTGATTGTTTGCTGTGTTGATGACTTTGTCTATCTCGATTTGTTCTAGACGACCATTGCGTATCTTCCAATTCTCGATGTTGCCTATCAATGACAAGTATCGCTTTGCAAGTTGCTCGTTTGACATCTCAAGCGACAAGAAGAGTGTTTTGTGATTGTACTTTGCAAAGTCTTTTGTGAGCGTGAGAGCGATTGCAGTCTTACCCATTCCGGGACGACCTGCTACAACAATCAAGTCTCCTTCGTTGTAACCACCGATGTACTTGTCTAGATAGCGCCATCCTGTTTGTTTGCCTGTGAGCGCACCCCCTTTGAGACTATTCTCTACGATTTGGTCAACAACTTTGTTTGTGACTTTGACTATTGAGTCAGGCTCTTTGTGTGTCGAGAAAGTAGTCTCATCAAGAATCGACTGCAAGTCTTTTACCATCTCATCAAGTTCTTTTGATAAATTCAAATGTGACAATCTATCGACGAGCGTTCGTTTGATGTAGTTATATTCTAGAGTTTGAAGATGTGTTTTGATGTTTGTCAAACCACTTGCTTCTTGTTGTATCTTGATAATCTCAATAACTTCTTTTTTTGTGAAATGCTTTGAGAGCGTCACCAAGTCAACAGGTTGATTGTCGTAGTACAAGTGTGTCATCGCATCGACGATACGACGTGAGAAGTCTTCTGTGAACCAATTCTTGTTGATTTGTGGTAAGAAGTGTCTTGCGTCATTGTAGAACAGCAAGTTTGATAGTATCATTTGTTCTAGATTCATAGTGTTGCAAGTTTATGTTGATTTGTTGATACTTTCAAATTGTTTTGTTTCCAAGTGCGAACTGCTGACTTCCAATCTTTCATCTTGTTTTTGCCTATCATCCAACCCTTTGATTCATAAAAGTCAAAGAACTTGTTTGATACGTCATTCATTCCTATTGAATCCATATATTGACTCAACTCGTCTAGAGTTGGTTTGACAAAGCGTTTACTCTTTGTATTATTTATATCTTCATTTTCATTTTCATTTTCCATATGTTCTTCATATGATTTACATATGTTGTTCATATCTTCTTTCTTCTTACGATTGTTTGCTCTTGATTCACTATACTTCTTTCTCTTCTCGAACTCGTCTCTCATACGCTTATTGTAGTAGCCTTCGTCTGATTTATCGAATTTCTCATAGATGTCTTCATCATATGAATCACATATCTTCAACATATCTTTCTCGCTTAGTACTCCTTTTTGATGTTGTATACAAAGTAGTCGTATGTATTTACCTACTTGCTCGTTTGACATCAACGTTGTACCTGTTAAAAAATCGCTCGTGTAAAATAACACTGCCGGGTCTTTGCTCATTTGTTTTGTATTAAAAAAGCCCTCAAGCGAGTACCGAAGTGCGAGTTCGATACTTGCCGAGGGCAAAGGTCTGTTGATAGTTGTCTCGCACACAACTTTAATACCTTACAAAAATAGTGCTTTGTAACTTAATAGCAAATTATTCTTTTATTGAATATCTACCAAAGCCTTCTGTCTCATCACACACGATGTCTAGTCCTTCTTTGTGACGTAGTACGTGAATCAATGCGGCGAGTCGAAACGAGCCATACAAGTTCAAAGCGTCGATTGGTGTGATAGACTTACCATTCATCAAATGTGTCTTCACTTTTTTGAGTTGTGATTCTTTTTTCATATTTTTTTTGTTATTGATTTTTCATATACATTCTATCGAATTGTTCACTCTTGCTCGTCATATTTACCACAATAGAAGCCTAGTACGAAAGAGATGACGATGAAGCCTAGCCATATAGCAAATTGATATTGTGTCATATGATTCTAGTTTTTACAATTTCAACAATCTCAGTGAAGTTGTCACCGCGTACTTCGTAGTGATTGTACAATGAGATGGGCGCAAGTTCGTTGACTTGCAACTCCATTGAGTAACTCTCTTCAAGTTGATGTTGTATCTCTTCGATAGTAGGTTCGCTATCAAAGACACACAAAATGTCTTTGTCTTCGTTCACGAGAACATAGCCAATGCCATTCAATCTATTTGCAAATTGTTGAGCGTATACGTTCTTCTCAAAACGTGCAATGATTGATTGATTGTAGTAGACGCGATATTCGCTCACGTCGTTGATAGTTGCTTGTACGATTCTTGTATTCATTTTGCTTTGCCTTTATACATTTTGTAGAGTTGTTGACGTTGATGTTGAATCGCTTCGTTGAAGCCTTCAATGATTTCGTCTTTTTCAAATTGATAAGGAGTCGCTTCTTCGATTACTCTCTTCGACTTCTTTGTCAACACGTGACTCGCGTACATCACCGCAATGGTGATAGGAGTCAATACGATTGGGTATATGATGTCTAGTGCCATAGTCTTGTAAATAGTGGG